TTGTGTACAGCCTCCAATTAGGAGATTTATCTAGCCTCAAGGTAGATGTAGTTAGTAATGAGGTAGTATTCCCAGAACTCCCTACTGAGGCTGAGGTTAGGCAATACATCGTTAATAACATTGATGAGTTAACCGACCCTGAGATTGCCTTCATGGGCTTTAAATTAAAGGGCAAGTATTACCTCAGTACGGCTAAGGTGTTACCTTTTATATAACAAACTAAAACCAAAAGAAGATGGAATATCACATGACAAAAGACGGAACAGAAATAAAGTTAAGAGACTTAGAATTAAGCCACCTTAAAAACATACTAAGATGGATAGATAGAAAAGCTGATAAAGGATTAACTATTAGGCGTGGAGGGGGTGGATTTGATGTGGATAGTTGGTGGTATTCTGAAGATACATACTATGGTGAAGATGCAAGAATAGAGCTTAACTATTATTCTTACAAATCTGAATTAAGTAGGAGAGAAATTTTTTAATTACAGGTAGCGATTAGTATAACAAACTAAAACCAAAAGAAGATGACTATACCAGAAATAAAAGAATTAGTAGCTAAAACAAAAGATTTAACAAAAGACCAAATGCAGAATGTAAGCACACATTTAAAATTCTTTGATAGAGTTAATTATGTAGCTTGGGTTGAAAAATTACTTGGGATTAAGTTATATCTATAAACCAAAAGAAGATGAAAGAAAGATATAAAGACTTTTTATTTGGCTTTGCAGTAGCATCAATAATATGGTGTGTTGTATGGGCATATATTGTAGGTCAAATAAACTAAAACCAAAAGAATATGAAAAGAAATAATTGGAAGACATACAAGATTAACCTCACGGATTACCAGGAGGAGTTCTTAAAGAACAAAAAGAGAGAGGACGGCACCACACTATGTTGGATGTTAAGTAAGGCAGTAGAGCTATACATAAAGAAGTGTGAGTCCGAAAGTATTAACGGAATAAAAAAACGACTACTATGAGTAAACTATCAATGAAGCTATCTGAACTAAAGACTAAGGCAGAGAAGTATATGAATAAAAGAAATCAATTAATGCGTAGTGTAGGGTGTGGTATGATGGAGGTAATTAATGAGTTGGAGCCCTTAATATTTAAGGTGATAACCCCTGAGAAGGTTCGGTTAATTCTACAATACCACAAGGAAACTATACTTAGGGAGGGGTTAGCAGAGGGAGTGAAGAGGGATATGGAACTACGTTACGATGGGGTTAAACTATGCGATGGTATCTGTGATGGAGGTAGGACCAACAAGGAGTACTTTGATAGGGTAATAAATAGCCTAGTAGTGGAGGGTTATGAGAAAGATAAATTCAACATAATAATTGGTAATCAAGAATATATTCAATAATTTTGTAACCTTCTACACACATTAACGTACACACATATAAATCAAATAAAATAAATAACTATGGGAAAGACAAAGGAAATATTTATGCAAGAAACTGAGGCTAAACTAGACCACCTATTTAGCAGTGTAATCAGACAATACTACGAGGGTAAGATAGAACTAGAGCCATACATGGACACGCTTAAACACATGGATGATGACCAAGAGAACAATGACTAGTCTATGGGAGGAGGTCGAGAGAGACCGATATGTACCTATATATAACACACCAACATCTAGGTTCACCATACTTAATGGATATAAGATAGTAAAGATGAATGATGGTGATGTTATTATATACAACACACGAGGTAGCTCAGATTTCTACAAGGAGATTAGTTCCTTTGATGAGGTGATACTCCTTCGTAATGGTATCATTAAGGGTACACACATCTTAAGTATAGACTACCTAGAGATGAAGCTAGAGGCGATGAATAAATCAATCCAACACCTAATGAATAGCGGTAGAGACCAAAGCCTTGCAAAGGCTAGGTCCACACGGTCTGAGATACTCAATAAGATAAGTAAACACTATCAACAAATTAAATGAAGCACAACGGAGACTTTAGCTATGACCTACTGTTAGGTCAGAAAGGCGAGGGATTACTTGCCGACATACTTAAACTCAAGGGAGATAAGGTAGAGGTAAAGACCGACTACAAGGCTACTAGGACAGGTAATCTATTTATTGAGTACGAAAGCCGAGGTAAGGCAAGTGGGTTATCCACATCAAGGGCAGACTATTGGGCTTTTATAATTAGTAATGAGCAGATTATAATTATTGAGACTAATAAACTAAAGACCCTATGCAGGGATAACAACCTATCAAGAGTAAACGGGGGAGATAGCAACACTAGTAAGGGTGTGCTACTACCATTAATTAATATAATAAAATAAAATACAATGGAAAAAAACAAATCACCGTATGATATGCTATCTAAGATAGATGTATCAAAGAAGACAGAGAAGAAAGGAAACCTAACGTATCTATCCTGGGCTTGGGCTTGGGCTGAAGCTAAGAAGGTATGTCCAACACTAACACGCACCGTATATGAAGGTGAGGATGGTATGAACTACTTCACCGATGGTAAAACTGCGTGGGTAAAGGTAGGGGTAACTATAGATGGGCTAGAACACATCGACTACCTACCAATCATGACCACACAGGGTAGACCTAGGTCGATTCAATTAGAGGCTATTACAAGCTTTGAAGTGAACACAGCTATACAAAGGTCCACAACAAAGGCGTTAGCCCTTCATGGCTTAGGATTAAACGTATACGCAGGTGAAGACCTACCAATGAGTGAGGCTAAGGACGATACACCTAAGATGTTTAGCTTAGATATTGGCGATGCTAACTGGAAGAAGGTATTGGGATATGTAGCCGACAACAAGGAGTTAGGGTTAACTAAGATTGTTAAGAACCTAGGGGTTAAGTATAAGATTACACCTAAGATTAAGACTGAACTTAACAAGGTAATCAAGTCATGATAGCGGTAGAGGAGTTAAGGGACGACACCAAGTACTATGGTTCGTTTGGTAAGCAGTACCTATCTAACTCAGATATAGGTACGCTACTGAAGGACCCATCTAACTTTGGTAAACCTAAGGAGACAACACTACCTATGATACTAGGTAGGTACTTCCATACGCTAATGCTAGAGCCTATAAAGATTAAGGACTTTATAGTATGCAAGGCATCTACTAGGAACACAAATATATTTAAGGACCTATGTGAAAAAAATAATAGGGATAATATTATCCTGTCAAAGGAGGTAGATGAGATGAACTTTCTATCCTCTGAGATTAAGAAGAACTTGTTCTTCAATGAGCTTATCTATGATGAAGATAATAAGTTCGAGGAACCAGCCATTGGTGAGATTGGTGGTGTTATGTGGAAGGGTAAGGCAGATATAGTTACACGAGATTTAATAGTGGACTTAAAGACTTGTACAGATATAGACAAGTTTAAGTATTCGGCTCGTAAGTATAACTATGATAGTCAGGCGTGGATATATAACCAACTATTCGGTAAGCCGATGGTATTTATCGTTGTTGAGAAGAAGACGGGTCGTACAGGGATGTATGACTGCTCGGATGAATTTCTTGACATCGGTAGAGATAAAGTTTTCCAAGCGTTGGAAGTCTTTAAAACATTCTTCGGGGAAAGTCCCACGGAGGATATTGATAATTATTTTATTAACGATACACTTTAAAAATTAAAGCTATGGCTACATTAATTAGTGCGTCACTAGATGTGACAAAGATTACAAAGGCAAGATTGTATGATGGTAAGTACCTTAACATTACAATCTCTGTAAATGATGAAACAACCTACGGAAATAACTGTGGGGTATATGAGAACCAAACCAAGGAGGAACGTGAGGCTAAGGCTAAACGTAACTACGTAGGGAACGGCAAGGTTGTATGGACCGATGGTAATATTACCGTTGCCGAGAAAGAAGAAAAGAAGGAAGAGAAGAAGGTAGAAGAGAAACAAGAGGACCTACCTTTCTAGGTTGATGAGTGTGAACATAGGGGCATGCCACATGTCATATAACATGCCCCTATTACTCATATATATAATAATAATATTATTATTTTTTTTTCCGTATACGTAAGGAAAAAATGTGGAATACTGGAATAGGTGCTGATAATCAATCAGTTAAGTCCAAAAAATGTGGAATATAAGTGGAATGGAAGTGGAATACTAGTAAATAAGTGGAATAAAATGGATAAAAACACGCATAAAATAACAATTTTTCAAACAATCAAGGATACCTCAACACCATTTGTTCGTAATGTTGATGTGGTTTTAAATCGTATTAAGGATGGTAAGTGTAAGGATTTAGTGGAGGGAATACGTAAGGAGAAGGATAAGGAGAAGAGGAATGAATTAAAGAAACAACTACCTGCTATATGTTTCTCAGGTGAGTTTACTAATCGTGCTGACAGTTCTATTAAGAAACATAGTGGTCTAATCTGTTTAGACTTTGATGACTTTAAGAGTAAGGCATCACTTACTAAGAAACGACAATTATTGGAGGCTGATAGGTTTAGCTTTGCGGTATTTACCTCACCTAGCGGTAATGGAATAAAGGTATTAGTTAAGATACCACAAGATATAGATAATCACAAGCAGTACTTTCAGGCCTTAGAGGACCACTATAATTGTGAGTACTTTGACACTACCTGTAAGAATATCTCTAGGGTATGTTATGAGAGCTACGACAAGGACATTTACATCAACCCTAAGAGTAAGTTATGGGATAAGTTAAAGGTAGACACCCAGGAGCAGATAAGTACTAACACAGGGCGATTAACCATTAAGGTAGATGATGATGATGAGGTAGTAAAACGATTAACTACCTGGTGGGAATCCAAGTATGGTATGATAGGTGGTCAACGAAATAACAACCTGTACATCCTGGCGGCAGCCTTTAATGAGTTTGGTATAGAACAAAACATGGCAACCTTTGTAATGAAGAGGTTTCACATGCAGGACTTCCCTGAGTCAGAAGTAAAACAGATTATCCAGAGTGCGTATAAGAATGTTCATAATTTTAATACTAAGTTTTTCGAGGATAAGGAACGAGTAAACCAAGTAAGAGACAAAATAAAACTAGGGGTCCCAAAAAAAGAAATCCGTTCTCAACTGATTGACTCAGGCGTTGAGGATGAGGTAGCAGATGCGGTAATATCAGAGAAGGAGAAGGATGCTAATAGCTTACAGTTTTGGCATAAGAATGATAAGGGAGTGGTATCAATGATACACATTATGTTTAAGAGTTTCCTACAGGATAGGGGGTACTACAGGTACTACCCTGATGGTGGGGATAACTTTATATTTATTAAGGTTAAGAGTAATAGGGTTGATAATACCACAGAGGTAGAGATTAAGGATGATGTATTGGACTACCTACAAGAGCTTGATGACCTAAGTATATACAACCACTTTGCTGATAAAACGAGATATTTTAAGGAGGATTTTTTATCACTACTCGACCCTAAGGAGATACCTTTCTTAAAGGACGATAAGGATACGGCATATATATACTACCGTAACTGTGGGGTAAAGGTTACTAAGAAGGGGTTAGAAATTATTGAGTATGAGAATCTCGGTGGTTACGTGTGGAAGGACCAGATAATAGATAGGGATTTTAAGATATGTGACTCTGACCAGTGTGACTATAAAACATTTATAAGTAATATCTCTAACGCTAATGAGGGCAGGATAAATTCAGTTAGAAGTACTATAGGATTCTTACTACATGGATACAAGGATAAATCATTCTGTCCTGCGGTTATAGTTAACGATGAGGTTATCTCTGATAACCCTGAGGGTGGAACAGGTAAGGGATTATTAGTTCACGGCATCTCAGAGTTAAAGAAGAATATTATTATTAATGGTAAGGAGTTTGCTTTTGATAAATCCTTTGCCTACCAGTTAGTGTCCGCTGACACCCAGATACTTACCTTTGATGATGTAAGGAAGAACTTTGGTTTTGAGAATCTATTTAGTGTAATAACCGAGGGTATAACACTAGAGAAGAAGAATAAGGACGCTATTAAGATACCTTATGAGATGTCACCTAAGGTAGTGATAACTACTAACTATGCTATTAAAGGAAAGGGTAACTCTTTTGAGAGAAGGAAGTGGGAGTTAGAACTTACTAGGCATTACTCTAGTGACTTCACACCATTAGATGAGTTTGGTAGGTTGTTGTTTGATGATTGGGATAGTGATGAGTGGTGTAGGTTTGATAACTATATGTTAGATAATTTAAGGTATTACATACAGAAAGGTTTTGTTACGAGTACCTTTAAGAATTTAAAGACTAGACGATTTATTGCTGAGACTAATCATGAGTTCTTTGAGTGGTCTACCGATAAGGATACATTACTTATTAATAAGCGACTATATAAGAGTGATGAGTATAATAGTTTTATAATGGAGTATCCTGATTACAGCAGGAAATTATCTCGGAAGATGTTTACTAAGTGGTTAAAATCTTATGGTGTATACAAGGCTGGTAAGGAACCTAGTGAGGGTAGGGATAATATAGGTAGGTACTTAGAGATAGTAGTAAAGGAAGATGATGGGGTTATGTTAAATGATGAATCAGATTTATTTTAATTATGGATGAGTTAGATATTATAAGAAACTTTGAATTAGCGATGTATAATTCTTACTACTTCATTACCAAGGAGAAAGGTTTAGAGGATATGATATTTGATAATAAGGTATTCTTTGCTCATGATATCGACCACCCCCCCACTACTAAAGACCTAGAGGAACTAATAAAGTTCTTTGCTGATAAGGATGATTTTGAGAAATGTATTAAATTAAATAAACTAAAAGAAGATGAGTAAAAAAGATATGACAACAAAAAAATTAGTAAACTTAATGATGCGTTCTTCTGACACCAACCCTTATAGTGGTAAACTATCAAAGAAAGATAATGTTTTAGCTGCGATTGAAGTGGCTAAACTTGCAAAAGGATTTGCAGATAAAGGGCAAACTGCTGAAGCTTTGAACATACCAAGCAGCCAATGGATGGAAGTGATTGGTAAATTAGAAACTAAACTAAAACCAAAAGAAGATGAGAATAATTAAAAAAATAATAGAGGGTATAGTAATATTATGTATGATAGTAATATCGTTCTATATCTTTGCGAATTTTTTCATCATACTTTTAACATCACTAGCAGGATAACTATGGAATTTAGAGATTATCAAATAGATATAATAGATAAAGGTTGTAACCTACTCAAAGATAAGGGATTACTATATCTTTCAATGGAGGTTCGTACTGGCAAGACACTCACCAGTCTAGGTATATGTGAGGGGGTACAGGCAAGTAACGTATTGTTTATTACAAAGAAAAAAGCTATCAGTAGTATTGATTATGATTATCATTTGTTAAATCCGAAATTTGATATTGAGATTATAAACTATGAAAGTCTACACAAGATATCTGATAAAAAGTGGGATGTAATAATATGTGATGAGGCTCATAGTATGGGGGCTTTTCCTAAACCTAATAAACGTACTAAACAGATAAAGGAGTTGATGAAGTCTAATAATGCGATGTTAATACTAATGTCAGGAACACCTACGCCTGAAAGTTTCTCTCAGATGTATCACCAGGTATATTCACACCCTAATAATCCATTTAGTCAATACAGTAGATTTTATCATTGGGCTAAGGATTATGTTAATATCAAAAACCGATACATTAATAGTATGGTTATTAAGGATTACTCTGAAGGTATTAAAACTAAGATACTAGGTGATATGCAACCCTATATGATATCCTATACCCAGAAGGAGGCAGGCTTTAAGTCAGTTATTGATGAGGAAATACTAGAGGTCCAGATGAATGATAAGACGTATGATATGTGTAAAAGGTTGCAGAAGAATTTAGTATTAAAGGGTAAGGAAGAGACCATAGTAGCAGACACAGGTGTTAAGTTAATGCAGAAGCTACATCAACTATTTAGTGGCACTATTATCTTCGATAGTGGCAAATCGTCAGTACTTGATGACACAAAGGCACATTTTATATACGATAATTTCTGTGGCTCTAAAGTTGCTATCTTCTATAAGTTCAAGGCAGAGCTAAAGGCACTGAAGTCTGTATATGGAGATATGTTAACCGATGACCTTGAGGAATTTAATAACACCGACAAATCTATAGCCCTACAAATAGTTAGTGGTAGGGAAGGTATCTCCTTAAAGAATGCAGAATATATACTTTACTATAATATTGACTTCAGTGCTACTAGCTACTGGCAGAGTAGGGATAGGATGACTACCAAGACCCGAACACATAATAAAATCTATTGGATATTCAGCAAGGGTGGTATAGAGTATAAGATATATAAAGCCGTTAACGGGAAAAAGAATTATACAATCTCACACTTTAGAAGGGATTTATTAACTTTGTAGTACCTACAAAAGAATTAAAAGTTATATTTGTTACACAATGACCGAATCGAAACTACAGAAGAAAAGAATAACTGAGCTAGAGGCTGAGGGTTACTATGTGATAAAACTAATGAAAACCAATAAAAATGGGATACCCGATATACTAGCCATTAAACCTGGAGCAGATGTATTGTTCTCAGAGGTGAAAGGTAAAAGAGGGGTGGTATCTAAGTTACAAGAGTTTAGAATAAATGAATTAAAAGAACATGGCTTTAAAGCAGAAGTATACAGAGAGGGATAATAGTATTGAGCTTGAGATGGGTGTTATCTTTAAACTCACCGATAAGAGCACGGCTATGTGTGACCAGATATTTAATGCCCTAGAGACGATTGATAATAAGTTCAAGGGTCGTAGGGAGTTAGGGTATAAGATAAAAGCTGATGAGGGTCATGATGAGTTTATTGAAATATCTATTTACTATAAACCTATGGACCAGTATATTGTTTTAGATATTAAAGAAATTAATGTGGATGCTTACTTAGACCACATGAATAACGACAGTTTGTTAGAGACTGATGATAAACACCTAAGACAAATACTATGACACTTACCCCTGAACAAAAGAAAAATATCCCTCAGTTGATACTGACGGGAAAAACCTTAGAGGATATATCTGAGATGTATAAATGCAACTATGACCAGGCGTGGGACGCATTTGTTGAACACATCAGCGTTCACACAATGTTACCCGTGGATGAGATGGATATGGATGATATGGAATTTTATGTTAAACTTTTAACACAACTAAATTAATGAGTTATTTAAATATATTAAACGGAATAGATACAGAAATAATGAAGAAGAGATTATCATATAATGGTAAGAAAATCTACATCAAATCACTAACAAGTACCTATGCCTTAGTTAGTTACAGTAAGGAAACTAGTAAGGGTAAGTTCAAGGTAGATGTTAAGGAGTTGGTAGAGATTAAATAACCCTGAAAACACAGGTGTTATAACTCATCTATCTGTAGGTGGGACACGGATAACTCGCCTCTAAAAATAAACCCATGAGTATACAACTAAAGGACGTAAATAAGTTAAACTATGTTAATTTTCACATGAGAGAAATTAATGAACATAGTGATAATATATACGAGTCATTAATGGATAATGATATTACTGAGCTCTTCCTTTACTTCTCTAGCTATCTGTGTTTTATTCCTCTCTCCATTATTCCATTTCTC